TACACGCAATACCCTTGCCGCATCTGCCGTGACGTTTTGATCTATCTTAAATCCGTTTTTGGCGCAAAGACGCTTGAGGTTTTCGGCTACTGGTTTCCAGTCTACTATATCAACTTCTTCCTCAAACGCCCAGTATACGTGTAGTCCGCCCCCACTAGATAAAATCCATGGCGTTCCTAACTCTGCTAAAGAAGTTTCAGACAAAAACTTATCCAACGCCGCAGCAGCTTCGGTCTTGTTAGGATAGTCCTTTCCTTCTCCACAGTCAATATCTAAGAACAAAGATTTAATCTTTAAAGCATTTGCCGCCGTACGTCTGCGCACGCCTTTATCGTCTACATCATTACCAAAAGTAGCTAGAGCATAGAAAGACTCATAACCCGAATGGCTAAATGACATCGCCGCATTATACGTCTCTTCAATCGTATCAACGAACACTCTGTTTTTTTCAACTGTACTAAATTCGCAAGCGCAATACGCACCTGAAGACGGAAGTACAGTCGCTAGGAAATCCTGCGACTTCATATGACTTCCCCTAGATTAGTTTACGTAATGAGAAAAACGCTTAATTAGTTCAAGTTGCATTGCCACCGGCATCTCACCGGAATGTACAAGTTCTTCCGCAAATCGTATTAATTCTTTATCTGTTAGTGTTCTTGGTTCAATTATGTTTTTGTACATTGCGTAGTGCCTCGTCTGATGTTTTGCTTGATTGAAGAATCCTTAGTAGATTACTGACTTTTTCCCTGTATGCAGGCGTTACTTCAGTTCCACTAAACCAGTTATAGACTGTTTGTCTAGTTGCCCCAGTATATTGTGCTATCTTGATTACTGGAAAATCAAGGTGAATAGCCCATCGCCCTAGTTGATTACCTAGTGACTTTGGCGCTTTAGCCGTTGTTTCTTTAATTATATTTGAATATGCCATGCTGTTTCCATTTTTAGGGGGCAGAAGCCCCCATTAATTTACTCGTCGTCTGCGTCCCAATTATCTACTACTGAAGCTAAGCTACTAGCTTTCTTGGGTACTGCCGTTGGTTTTGCCTTAGTTTCTTTACGTACTTCAGGCTCATCAACTTCTTCTGTTTCTTCAACGATCGGTGCTGCTTTTTTATGTTCTAACACAGGTGGTTTTACATTATCCGCTTGTGAAACAGTCATTGTAACAGCACGCTTGGCATCTTCGGTCTGTCCTTTTTCAATAGCTGAGGCATATTCATCATCTTCTAACCAACGAACTGGCATAAAGAACAACTTAGGTACTGCGGCTTTTGTATCAAATTTAAGACGTGTAACAACCATCTCAGGATTAATATTTTGAGCCGCTAGGAATCTAGCATACGCTTGTAATGGGCGACGTGCTTCGCCTTCGTCTTTACCAAAAATAGATGTAGCCGCTAGAGTTAACTGCATAACATCTCCCTCTAAGTCATTAGCTAAAACTACTGCTAAACGCTGAGAGAAACGGCAAGCACGTGATTCGCCCTGACCTGAACCTTTAATATTTTGTGGGCAGGTTGCGCATGATTTAGCTTGTGGTTCGGCTACGCTTGCATCAGGTAAGTCACCATCTGCTGACCAACAATCAGGTCCTTTTGCTTCACCTTCAATATACTGCCCTGCATAAAACGTACGGCTAACTTTAGGTGCGGCGTTAACAATTACAACATCAAGGTGGCGATCATCTATAGATGCCACTTCTTTACCGCCTGACAATAAACGGAATACACCGCCTTTTGTCGAGATACGTTTCATGCTTGTGCCGCCTGTACCGCCGCCTGCAAGTGCTTTTGCGATTGAGGATAATTCAGCTTTCTTAACAAATGCTGGAACTTTAGTAGGATTAAAAGTAGTAATATTACTCATGTTGTTGCTTGTCCTTATTTAGAGGTTGGTTTACGAACTGATACTGTATATTCTGTCATGCTATTAAGACCTGCCGGCACGACTCCGGGGTTTTCATCCAAAAATGCAACCATATTAGTCTGATGAATACGTTTCTCAAACAGGTCAAGGGCATCGTTCTCAAGCACAAAGCTTTTAAATGAATCCCAATCTTCTGTGTAATAGCGTACCTTTTGAGCCAATATGATTGTCCCCTCGGATGTTTTGATTGACGAACTACCTAACGCAAGCATTTGGTCTTTCATCGCACTCTGTATCTCAGACTGCTGAGCCTTTAACTCCTCAACCTGAGTCTCGTATTCTTTAGTTAATACCTGTATCTTGTCACGGATTTTACGATAAACACGAGCAAGTTTATCTAAAGGTATTGTTTCTTCTGTTGTCATTTACTTCTCCTTTGTCAAATAATTTACAACAATAATGGCAATTATGCAATATAAAATGTGGTTTCTTAAAAAATTTAAATTAACTTATGGTGCTACTTAATAATATCTTCGTATAACTTTAATAACATGCCGTGGTCTTCTACACGAGACTCTAATCGTTTAAACATCTTACGCTCGATTTCACTACCTTGCAAGTGTATAACAGTTACTTTGTTGCTATTCTGTCCAATACGATCTGTACGTGCTATACATTGTACATAAGTTTCAACAGACATAACAGGTCCAAAAAATATAACTGTATCCGCCGCAGTTAATGTAACACCATGTGACGCGGCTTGAGGTTGTATGACTAGTATGCGCGGGACTGGCGTTTCCTGAAACTTTTTAAATATGGCAGTTCGTTTAGACACACTTACGTCGCCATGAATCGCTTCACACTCAATGCCATGTTTATTTAAATGTGTTTGTATAGCTTCAATATTATGCCTGAAGTTTGCAAACACAATAACTTTTCTTGATGTTTCATGTAGTACTTCTAACAACACGTTTAATCGTGGCGCACAATCAAACTCTACAACTTCCTGCCCATCGGTATATGCCGCACCTGATGATATTTGTAACAACTTATTAACGCTAGCCGCCGCATTAACCGCAGTAATTGTTTCTCCTGCTGTAGTGACAAGCATTTGATCTTTTAGTAAGCGATAGTATTTAATTTGTTGAGGTGTTAGTGGTATGTCACGTGTCTCTGTAAGAACTGGTGGTAAGTCAAGACATTCTTCTTTGGTGTAACGTATCGCAGGCTGTAACACTTTAAATACTTCTTCGCTTGCGCCTTGCTTCGGTATCCATTTAAACATCGTAATCTTCTGCATGACTTTATCACGCCATGCCGTTGCAAATTTAGGTACTGCATTTGGGTTAACAAGTTTAGCTAAACCATACGCATCTAAAGGTGACTGCGATGCAGGTGTACCAGTCATCATCCACAACATAGTCTCAGGTTTAAGAATACGATTTAGTGTCTTCCATCTTTTTGTAGCTACGTTTTTATATGCGTTTGCTTCATCAACAATAACTAAATCAAATCTACCGTCATTAATTATTTCATCAGCAATTAAGTTTAGACCATCATAGTTAACAATAACAAACTCATAGTCTCCTTGAATCATCTCAATACGTTTAGCCGCCTGATGATGGTGCGCCGCAATAGCACTACGATGTATAACACTCTTACCTATACCGTTCATCCAAGCATCGTGCATAATCGACAGAGGACATAGCACAAGACATCTACGTATCTTTTTTAACTCCATTAGATAATCAGCCGCCCATAGAGCAGACATAGTTTTACCAGTCCCGGGGTCGTTAAAAACAAAAGCACGACGATTTAAAGTTAAGAATGATGCAGTATCAACCTGATGTGCAAATGGCTTGTGCATACCATGAAAGCGATAGCGTGCAGTAATCGGTGACTGAATATTTTTAACTCCTAAGTTACGTAGTACTCTTGCTTCATCAAGTCCCCAATAAACGGCAACTTCATACACGCCGTTGTTCTCAGCAACAATATGACTCTTAGGTATTACACCATACTTATCAGGCGTTCGTGTTTTAAATATAACTGCTTTATTATCTACTATTTGCATGAGTATGTATCCGCTTTGTCATCGTGAACTATTTTACCTGCCCAAAATAATTTATTACCTATTTCCCACATTAACTCATCTTGTCCATTTATTGCCATTGCAACTAAAGGCTCGTTACCATACTTAGTTATCCATAGAGCCTCACAAGTCTCTATTGGTAAGTTTTTAGCTTCTGTTATATATTCGTGCGCATCAACTTTCATTTGTTTTCCTCTGTCGTCTAGTTTTGAATACGATTTACGCCATTTAGCATATGTATTTGCAAACAATACTTCTAAGGCTTTTTGCATCGTTTGTTGCATAGATGCGCCCAACATTTTTGTATATTGTTCATGCGCTTTTTCGTGTTCTTCTAAATTTATTTCTACTGAGTAGTCTTGTGTTTCAAATTTGTTTTCCATTTTATATTCCTTTCCATATCGTCTTATTATTACTGTAGTACCATAAATACTTCGTGGGTCTGTCCAACCATGTGAATATCTTTCCGTCACTTTTCCACCAATCTATACACAGGTTCAAAAGCGTTGGGCAAAGAATGTCTTTCTAACGCACCACTATCTAGTAGACGATTACAAGCCACATAATAGAACTGATCTATTTCTTCATTGCTAACCCACTTGTTACCAAACTTAACAACCCACAGGTCAACAAGTTGTTGAATAGGTACATTCCATGCTTCACTATTTAGTATTTCATTATGCTTTATCATTTTTTCGCTCTATTGGCGCTTTTAGTTATGGCTTTTAAGTTACTTCGTTCTGTTGAGCCACCTTTACTTAAAGGCTTTTTGTGGTCTACATCCATGCCATCGCCTTTATGTACTACGCCTTCTTTTGTTAATTGACGGCGTGCTTTGTTTCTTTTAGCACGGTTTTTCTTTTGTTCTTCTGTACCTTGATACTCAGCGTACTCTTTTGCATAAGGTCTTGGTTTGTTTACGTAAGGCATGATAGTTCCTTAATTTTCTCGGTTAAATTCACAACTGCGGACAGGACACCATCCACAAAGCGGTGTTTGTGTTGGATTCCATACATTTGCTTCTGATGACCTGACGAGCCTAGCGACACGTTCTCTGTATCTTTGCCAATGTTCTTCGGCTTCATCATGCGACATCTTATGTTTTACTATAGACTCTTTCACAACAAAAAGCAAGGCAGAGTTAACCTGACGTATGTGAGGAAAATGAATGAACACCATCAAGGACATTAAAATTAACTGGTCACGATCAGGGTATTTATCATTGCCGGTCTTGTAATCAAACACCCAAGCAACCAGCCCATCATCGTCTACGATTAACAAGTCAGCAATACCACGAACCCACACATCTTCTGAATCAAACGCACAAGATTTTAAGTCAACTGTAACACCCATCTCATGTTCAGCGAACTTCCTACCTTCTTTTTTTATCAAGCTATCTAAAAGTTCACCATGTCCAGATAGGTGTTCTGGCAGGGGTTTTTTTTCTGTTACGTAATCTTCAAAAGCTTTGTGGACTTCTTTACCATAGATGGTATGCTTGGTGTCGGTGAATGGGTAATTCTTCAGCACCTTTACTTCGTGGTAACGTCTTGCACAACCTTCGTAGTCTTTAAGCCCTGAGTGTGACCATTTAATTTTCGCCATTTTTTCTCCTCATCCATTCTGCGAATCCTTGACGCACTACTATTTCAGGAGTGTCTCCAAAATGCCCATAACCTGCTTCACCAGTTTTTTCGTCAGTAATAGTTATGTTCCACGTGACGTGGATTTTTGCGCCACCTAAAGTCATAAGGGTTAACATTGATTGCGCTTCCTTACTCAAAGCAACGTCTAGTGTTTCTTGATTTATGTCAGAACTTAGCTGAGCGAATGGCATTGTTTAACCTTTGTGAAAATTGAGTAACAAACTTCTCGTTGTCGAACAACTCGTGGTTCATGTCTTTAAGTATGGCGTGCGTCAATTCTTTCTCTTGTTTTGAATATTTGTTTGTGCCATCGGTTTTGGCTAAAGCAATACACTTTTCTAAATAACTAACAAACCCATGACAATGTTGTTTGCCTTTGCGTATTTCTTTAAACCACTCCACGTTGTATTTTGTTTTACCTACTTTTATTTCCTTTGGTATTATCATTTTGCATCTCCATAACGTAATGCACTACTTGATTCGGCATCTAAAGGGATACCTGTTAAATAAATTGGGTCGGCGATCATCTGCTCACGCACCCACACCTCTGCTTCATCTGCTTCTGCTTCAGGTACTACAACTACAACTTCATCATGCACAGTTAATACGCACCGATACCGTTCTTGTATCCGCAACATACCATCCGTCATCACACATCTTGCTACTGCCTGTACGATATTCTCTACAAGCTTGCCACCATACAATTTCTTGACGTTATTACCCTCGCCGTATGCCCATTGTATACGTCCTTTTTCATCTGTTGTACCCTGTAAATTTGGGTATTTCAATGCTAGACCACTAGGTAATAGTATACTCTCTTTGTCAAAAATTAAACACTTATATGTATGGCGTTTGCCACCATAAAGACTATGCGTTATTAACTCGTTACACAACTCCCAAAATGTAGTAACTGGATGTGCAGTATCTCTGTATTTATCAATAATCTTTTTAGCTGACAGGCAATGTATTAACAAGTCATCATCTGAACAAGTATGCGGTATGGCTTGCATCATCTCTAAGTTTCGTTCCCAACTAACAAAGTCAATGACATCCTGCGAAGATACACCAAGCTGTTTAGCAAACTTCTTATCATACATTGTTGGTGGTGCGCCTAGAAACCCTGTGAGAAGTTGCGCCGAGAACGAAGCCCATCCCATGCCGTAGCCACATCCCAACAACGCTGACTTAGCTGACTGTCTGAGATCAGGGTGTGATTCTTTTGTAAGAGTGGGGATCCCGAACATTTGCGCACCAAATGCCGCATACGCATCCTTTCCTGATGAGAAGATTTCGAGAAGTTCTTGATAATCTGCGAGGTAAGCCAAGACCCTCGGTTCAATCTGTGATAAGTCACATACAACAAGCTTCGTTTCTTTTGGGGCTTGTATAGCTTTACGTAAGAAAGACCCCCGTTTGAGGTTTTGTAAATTAAGCCCCGATCCTTTGCTCGCCGACCAACGTCCTGTGTGTGCGCCGTAATAGTTGAGTGGCACAGGTAACGTACCTCGTTCTGCAATATCAACAAATCTCTGCGCTCTTGTGCGTTCAAGCGTTGACTTAACTTTAAGCCTCGCTTCACAAATAAGGGCAACATCGTCGTCACTACTGTTAAGCAATACTTGGAAGAGGGCATCACTTTTAGCGAACGCATAAGCTTCTTTGCCAGTCGTTTTGCTAACTTTGAGTGGCGGCTCAACGCCGAGTTCTTTAAGGACTTCAGCAAACTTATCGTTACTAGCAAGCGACGATTCATCGACGTTAACTTTTTTAAGAAGCGTTTCACGTTTCTGTTTTTCATCTTCAATCGCCGCATCTAACATCTCCTTATCAAGTTCTAGCACAGGTTGAGTAAACATCTTAAGCGTCATATCAATCAACTTCAGCTCATTTTTTGGATACCCTTGAGCTAGACGCTTAAAAACTTCTTTACACAACAGCACATCATGGCAACAATACACGCTCAACTCATGCTCTATCTCAGGCGTAAGTTCATCTAAGCCATTCGTATCATGCACGGCTCTGCCTTTAGGTGGTAAGTTAAACTCCTCAGCAAGTTTCATTAAGCTGTTACCAACCTCTATACCACGCAAGGCTCGTGCCATCGACAAAGAATCTAGTATGAACATAGGTCGCACACCATATACCCAAGAAAGAATCGCTACATCAAACTGAGCGTTGTGTGCTAGAACGGCAGTATTTTCCCAGTCAATAGTATCAACCCAACTATAAATATCTTCGTGGCTAACCCATTCTATGTCGCTAGAATCTAGCCAACTATAACTTAAACCAAATGCTTTAAATCGTGGGCTTCGTATATATTCTTCGGTTGTTAATTTACTGAGCGTGTAATCTTTGCTATCCCAACGTGTTTCAAAATCAATCGCTAGTATTTTCATTTACGCTTTCGTTTAGTGTTTCAGGTTGTACGTAGGACTCCGATGTTTCCAACGATCTTTTAAGTACGGCAAGAAAACCTTCACCAATTAAAAACTGAATAGATTCTTTGTCCAAAGTTAGCGTGCAAATTGCAGAGCCATCAGGTAATTCTTTAAGCATTTCTACTGTAATGTTCATTAGCATCTCCCATCATCAATGTTGTCAATTTCTTTCTTTGTTTTTAATGCGCTATGTAATTCTGTTAGTTGAAACTTTAAATCTTGATTAGCTTCTCGCAAGTCCATAATCTGTTCTTCTTGTTGGCGAATAATTATGGCAAGTTTGTGATTCTGCGATTCAAGAAAAGTACGTTCTGCCGTCAATGTCTTGATAATTTCTTCGTTTGTCACTTGTTTTTTCCTTTCTTTGCTATGTTTACAGATGTTGTGGGTTTTTCAATCTTCGTTTCTTTATGTAAGTCCATTGCTTCATTTGATATTGTTTCCAATCTTTCTTTGTATATTTCAAGCATTTCAGCACAACCCCATAACGCACTACTCTCAGGGTTATCTATGATTCTTTCAGCCACTAACTCAATAATAGCTTTAACAGAATCCAACCTAAAACTAATACTTTCAACTTTGTTTGCTAAATCCCAGTAACTCATTTCTTTCTCCTTTTTAAAATAACACCAAGAACAATACCAACTAAAAACATTCCTAACCATAAAAATTTAATACTCATTTTTCCCCTCTTCTATTGACAAAAATAAACTAAAAGTGTACTTTTATTGACAAAATTAAACTGATCTAACATAAATAAGATCATTTATTGACACTCGCTTTCTTTATTTTTTGGTTAAAGTAGTTTTGTAATTTATAAATACCAAATAGTTTTAATAGCCATTGACCATTTAAATATTCAATTTCTTTAATTGTGTGGCTTAAATCAATAAATGCACGAATGGCTTTGTTTCTATTTTTTTGTTTAATATTAAATGTCATTGCCCCCTCGCTTTCTTTAGTAGTAATTTTGAGTATTCATACACACTTTCAAAAAGTTCATCTTCAGAAGTTCT